ATAGCATCATGGCGACGCAGAAGAAGAATAGCGGAGGTCAAGGCAAAAGCGGCTTGGGTGTCGGCAACGGTATTCGTAATTATATGGGCAGTGGCTCTAATGTTTCTGACGACAAGAAGCGCGATGATGAGAACGTCCCTTGGTCATTGATTGTCGTTGTGATGGCTGTATTGCTAATGTTTTTTATCATAATGCCACTATTGGCGTTTATGTACCACGACATGTTCTACGCAACACAGGCGGCGGTGCAAGAAGTTAAGAAGATGAAGGAATTGCGAAGAGAGATTTTGGAAGAACGACTCTACGGAAGGTAATTATGCTTACTCTGATCTCTACACTTGGCGGTTACATCGTCGCCCTATTTCCAAGACTCTTCGACTTTCTGCAGGATCGTGCGGACAAGAAGCACGAGTTGGACATCCTGCACATGCAGATGCGCCAGCAATTAGCGCTGACCGAAAAAGGCTACTCACCGGCTGATAAGACGGAAGAAGTCCGCGAGAACGACGAACAGGATCACCAGCAGTACATGGCCCAGATGGGCATGATCTACGGCAATCAGGAGAAGTTGCTAGAGAGCGCCTCCCAGTGGGTCAAAGACATGACTGCGGCCACCCGGCCTTTCGTGACGTTCATCTTTGTCGTCGAGCTAGTTCTGATCAACCTGCTGACCATGCTGTGGATTTTCCTGCATGGCGACAAAATCTTGTCCGCAGGTGAGTTTATTCAGGTCATGGAGATCGTGTTCGACACCGATGAGATGGCACTCTTGGGCACCATCATCGCGATGTGGTTTGGCTCCCGCGGTAACTCGAAGGTCGGGAAATGATCTATCTGGTCTACGGCAGGATGATCGCCACTGTCATTTTGTGCGCTTATTTCATAAGTAATTTGCCATGAAACTACCAGTTGCCACGATTGCAATGATTAAGCACCACGAGGGGGTCAGATACAAGCCCTACAAGTGCCCGGCTAAGTTGTGGACTATCGGGGTGGGGCATGTTCTCTACCCTGAGCAGGGAAAACTGCCAATTGGTGAGCGCGACAAGGTCGCATTGAAGGTGGAGGATTTCCGTGTATTTAGCAAAGACGAAGTGGATTCAATCCTTGCGAAAGACTTACAGCGTTTTGTCGCTGGTGTTCTTCGTTACTGCCCTGACCATCTTAACGAAAATCGCATGGGCGCGTTGGTCAGCTTTGCATTCAATGTTGGGCTAGGCACCCTCCAAAGATCGACTCTGCGGCAGAAGCACAACCGGGGCGATTTTGAGGGGGTGAAGCAGGAATTTCTGAAGTTTACGAAGGCTGGCGGCAAAGTTTTGCCGGGTCTGGTGAAGCGCCGGAACGACGAAATTGCCCTCTATTTCTCGGAGCCGAAATGAATCCTTGGCTGATACTTGGCGCGGTAGTGGCGTTTGGCTTGGCGGCTGCTGGCGGGTATTATCAAGGTAATCAGGCAGGGCAAGCTGAAATTCAGCAGAAGTGGGATAACGAGAAGACTGCTCAGTACGCTCAGTATGCCAAGGCCATGGAGGAGTCTGTAGAGAAGCAGCAGCAACTCCAGATGGGTGCAGACAAGTTGCGACAGGAGAAAGACCGTGAAATCCGTGAAATTGCTGCTAGGAATACCGCTCTTGCTAACAGCCTGCGCGACCGGCAAACCCGCCCCGCCACCAATACAAGTACCGTGTCCAGTACCACCAGCGTTGGACCAAGTGCCTGTACCGGAAAAGACCTTTACCGAGAGGATAGCGAATTTCTTGTCCGGCTCGGTCGAGAAGGAGACGAGCTTAGGATCGCCCTCAAGCAGTGCTACGCCCAATACGAAGCCTTAAGGAAGTGACATGGCAACATCAATTCCATCATGGGTTTTGACATATGACAGCCTGACTAGCACCGTTCTGCAGTATCTGGAACGTAATGATGCTGCGGTCGTCAATGCCATTCCTACTTTCATCACATTGGCTGAATTTGAAATAGCTCAGACAATCAAAACACTTGGCCAGCTTCAATTGGTCCAATCAACCTTGCTGGCAGGCAACTCAGTGCTCGAAAAGCCAGCCCGGTGGCGCAAGACGGTCTCTATGAACGTGACTGTCAACGGGAAAAAGCAACCAATTCTGCTGCGCAAATACGAATATCTGAAGAATTACTGGCCAGATGCCACTCAAACAGATGTGCCACTGTTTTATGCAGACACAGACTGGGAGCACTGGTATCTGGCTCCGACCCCGGATGATGATTATTCATTCGAGGTGCTGTATTACGAACGAATCGCGCCATTAAGTTCGACCAACCAAACAAACTGGCTCACACAGAATGCGCCCAACGCCATGCTGTTCGGGACTTTATTGCAGGCAATGCCGTTCTTGAAAAACGACCAGCGCCAGATTTTCCAGCAAAAGTACTCCGAAGCTCTTGCATCTTTGAAGTCGGAAGATGTGGCGCGTGTCGGTGACCGTCAAGCACTTGCCGTGGATAGCTGATCATGACTACATACACAAATCCCTACACAGGACAGACCATCAGCCCATCACAGGTGGGCTATGAGTCACTTACCATTTCAGCGGACACAGAGCTTCAGTGGCCAATTAACGGAAACACGACGAGCGTCGTTGCAAACATTATCGAGGTATCGGCGACGACAACTGGGCTAAAGCTGATCATGCCGCCTGCGACACAGGTGTCTGACGGTCAAAGCGCTTTAATTCGAAATATCGGTGCAAATTCGTTTACGGTGGTAAACCAAAGCGGCGGCACCATCGTCAGCATCGCGTCTGGAATCGCTCAATACATCTATGTAACCAGCAACGCGACGATCAACGGCACATGGCAGACAGTGACGTTTGGCGCAGGCACATCGGCTGCGAATGCTGCTACTTTGGCTGGGAATGGTCTTGAGGCGACTGGTGTCACGCTAAATACAGTAACGCCAGTTACTTTGTTTTCGTCAAATTACAGTATTCAAACAACAGACCAATCCAGCTTGTTAGTATGGTCGGGTGGTGCTGGTACTGCCACACTGCCAGTGGCGTCAACTGCCGGCGCAAACTGGTACGTTGTTATTAAGAATGACGGCACAGGCGTATTAAACATTGCCCTGCAAGGCACTGACACCATTGATGGCCTATCTAGCGCTCAATTACAGATTGCTGAGTCATTTGTTGTTGTTTCTGACGGGTCTGATTATTACAGTTACGCCTATGGCCAATCAGCAAGTTTTGTTTTTACTCAGCTAGTAAAAAATGTAACCGGTGGCACGGTGACCTTGACCTCTGTTGAGGCCCAAAACATTATTCAAGAGTACGCGGGCATTCTAACGTCCAACTGCACAATTGTTTTGCCACCAACGGTACAGCTTTACTCGTTTAGAAATAATACGACTGGATCGTTCAGCCTGACATTTACTACTGGTGCTGTTGGCGCTTTAAATTTAACGCTGCCACAAACCCAGACGATTATTGCTATTTGTGATGGGACGAACGTCTACAACTCTCAAACGGCAACATCGAGTTTTATCAGTCAATTAACCTTGGGTAATGGCTCTGCCGGTGCGCCATCTCTAGCCTTTGTTAGTGACGTATCCACTGGTTTATATCTGGCCGCATCAAATCAGTTGGGGTTTGCCGCGAATGGCGCAAATGCCGCCACTCTCACGCCAACTGGCTTTAGGATTCCGGTGGGCATTAGCGGTGGAGCGTTTTAATGACTGCCAAAGTCGTCACCCTTCAAGTTGGCGCGGGGATTCAGCGCGACGGAACGACTTTTGCTGCTCCCAGCTACATCGACGGGAAGTGGGTTCGTTTCCAGTATGCACGGCCAAGAAAAATTGGCGGTTACAACGGGGCTTTCTTGAATTCGACCGGGATAAGCCGTGGCATGATCATGAGCGCCGACAACGGGCTGAACTACGTTATTTCTGGCTATTCAGGTGGTATTGAGCAGTGGATAACAGACAACGATAACGGTATCGGTTCTGGGCCTACCGCGTTCACCATCACTTCTGGGTTCACCTCGAACGCAAACAATCTGTGGCAGTTTGATATTGGTTACGACCCGTTTGGCAACGGTAAGAACAACCTGATTGCTCACCCGGGTCGGAACCTGTCAGATATTTCATCTACTGTAAACACTCGTCCGCTCATCGGCGAATTTACAGGCACGACTATGGCTCCAGTTGGTGTGTTTACAGCGTCTGGGACGACCACAAACGGCAGTCCTACAGTCACTTTTGCGGCCATATATGTGGCCATGGGGCCCGGGGTAACTGTTACTGGAACCGGCATCCCGGCAAATACGACCATTGTGTCTGCGCTCGAGGTCTCTGGGGTTTGGACAGTCACGCTCAGTCAAAACGCCACTGCATCTGGCACCGTTACTCTGACGTTCGACAACAATATCAGCGTATCTGGCGGCTGCGTCATGCTGTACCCCTATTTGTTCGTGTACGGCAATAACGGTCTGATTAAGAACAGCGCTGCAGGCGACTTTAACAACTGGACTTCTGCTGATTCCAACGAAAACAGCGTGGCATCCGTCAAGGTCGTCAAGGGCTTGCCGGTTCGAGGCGGTACGACATCGCCTGCCGGGTTGTTCTGGACGCTGGATTCACTCGTGCGTGTCACTTACTCGCCGACCACGGTGGGAAGCCAGACTCTGTACTGGCGGTATGACCTGATCACTCAGCAGTCATCGATTCTGTCTTCGCAATCAGTGATTGAGTATGACGGCATCTACTATTGGTGCGGTGTAGACCGCTTCTTGATGTACAACGGCGTGGTGCAGGAAGTCGAAAACAAGCAAAACTTCAACTATTTCTTTGACAACTTGAACTACACCCAGCGCCAAAAAGTTTGGGTTACCAAGGTGCCGCGTTGGGGTGAAATCTGGTGGTTTTTCCCATCCGGTGACAGCACAGAATGCAATGACGCGGTGATCTACAACGTCCGCGACAAGGTTTGGTACGACGCCGGCAAGGCTGCGGGTGCACGGCGCTCTGCCGGGGTGTTTTCTGAGGTGTTCCGCAAACCTATTTGGGGCGGCTGGGACGAGAACGTCGAAAGTAAATATACCCTGTGGCAGCACGAAACGGGCACCAAC